CTGGCAAAAAGGCTTTTAGACAAGCTGAGACAGCAACAGACAAGATGACTAAGAATGTCAAGAAACTTGCTGGAGCTTTAGGGCTTGCTTTTGGCGGTCAGGCGATTCTTGCTTATGGAAAGAAAGCTGTTAAAGCAGCAGCAGAAGATGAGAAGGCGCAGAAGCAGTTAGCCCTAGCTCTTAAGAATGTTGGACTCGGTCGCGATGCTGCTTCTTCTGAAGATTACATTCAGAAACTACAAAGCGAGTTTGGCATTCTTGATGACAAGCTACGCCCTGCATATCAGACCTTAGCAATAGCAACCCGCGACACTACTAAGGCACAACAACTTCTTAATCTTTCACTAGATATCTCAGCTGCAACAGGCAAGGATCTATCTGCGGTTACAGCTGCATTAAGTCGTGCATTTTTAGGAAACAATACTGCTCTCAGTAAGCTTGGAGTAGGTATTGACAAGGCAGATCTTAAGGCTGGCAAGTTTGAGGACATAATCGCTCAACTTGAAACCACATTTAAGGGAGCAGCAACACAGTCTGCTAATACCTTTCAAGGCTCAATCGATAAGTTAGGCGTTGCCGCTGCTAACGCTTCCGAGATTATCGGTACGGGTTTAATCGATGCACTTAAAGGATTAGGCGATCAGGATTCTGTCGATAACCTAGCCAAGTCAATGCAGGATGCTGCTACTTACACAGCAGATGTTATTCGTGGCATTGGTGTACTCATTGAGAAACTTAAAGGACTTCCAGGGATTGGTGCACTAGATATTGGAATGATTCCGATTCTCGGTACTTATCTTGAAATGCTAAACGCAGCTGGCAAAGCTGCCAAGGGTGGTAATGGAATCGCTGCTCAAGGTTTGGCTCACCTTGCAGAATTGCAGGCAAGATACACCTCAGCAATACTCAAAGACGAAAAAAAGATTACAAAGGAAGATCAAAAGCAACTTAAAGATGCTCGCTTAAAGGCAGCATTGGATAAAGCTAATCTTGCCCTCAACAAAGGTCAAGAAGTCTTTGACATGGACAAGATCCAGAATGCAGCAGCTCTTAAAAATCAAGCCGAGCAACTAGCCAAATCAACGACTGACACACAAAGACTTCAGATTGCTAATGACACAGCTCGCCTTAATGTAAAGCAATCAATCTCAAATCTTGAGGATGCTATTGCTGCTAAGGATGAGGCAGCCATCGTTAAGGCAACTGAGAAACTAAACGCTGACCTTAAGATCCTCGGTGCTTTGACTGGTCAAAATGTAAAACTGGCAGATATTAAGTCAATCCTTGAAGGTCTAAAGCCAGCCGAGTTAATCAACCAAGCCAATCTAGATGAAGCATTGCGTAAGATCCGAGAAATGCTTGCTTTACTTGCACAGGCTAATACTCAGGCTACGGCTAAGATACCGACAAGCGGATCACTAGGATCAGGTATTCCCGTAGGCGATTACATTGCACCAATCGATACTACGGGCGGCTCCATCGCAGCTATCCTAGAATACGCGGATGCAGCTTCAGCCAGAGCTAACGCTTTTGCAGATTTATTAGACATGCAGAATGCAGCAGATGCTCTAGCTTTGATTGATTACCAGCGTTCAATAGGTGACTTTGGTGGTTACAGCCCTAGCATGAACACAGGACGAGGTTATGGTGCAGGTAGTTCGGGCGGTAACACCATCATCGTTAACACAGGCGTGGGAGACCCTAACGCTATTGCAGAAGCTATTGACAATGTGCTTCGTGAAGCCCGTGACCGAGGAACGCTAACAATCGCATGACATGGCTTCCAGAATGGCGCGTAACAGTAGGTGATGATGTCTATACGACTGTCACCTCTGTCTCTTTTGCATCTGGTCGCTTAGACATCGATAGACAAGCCACAGCAGGTTACTGTCAAGTACAGATCATCAATACAGATAACACAGAATTTACCATCAATGTTACAGAGCCAGTAACTCTAGAGCTTAAGAATAGCGGTGGCACATATGTGACTGTATTCGGTGGCGAAGTATCAGACTTTAACATCGGTGTCAGAAGCCCAGAAGAATCAGGCTATGTAACTACTGGCACTATCTTGGGCATTGGCTCACTGGCTAAACTGACTAAGGCTGTCTATAACACAGCACTTGCAGAAGCCTTAGATGGCGCACAGATTGCAGAGATCTTAGGCCAAGCCCTTAACCTAACTTGGGCAGAAGTTACACCCACAGTTACATGGGCAACCTATCCAGCAGATGTCACATGGGCTAATGCAGAGTCTTACATCGGTGAAGTGGACTCAGGCTTCTACACAATGATTGCCCTTGCAGCTAGTGCCTCTGCTAAGTCTCAGACATTGGTAGATCAGATTGCCACTAGCGCACTCGGAACAATCTACGAGGAAAAAGATGGAGATGTCTCTTATGCAGATGCAGACCACAGATCTAACTATCTCGCAGCTAACGGCTTTACTAACCTTGACGGCTCATATGCAACACCAAGCTCTATCACCTCAACAACTCAGATTGCTCGCATCCGTAACAGCCTTATCTATCGATACGCCACAGGATACGGCTCAACCTACAGCACCTCTGACACAGACTCTATAGCCTCTTACGGCCTGTTTGAGCGTTCCTTTGACTCTAACATCAAAAACCTTGCAGACATTACCGACATCGCCTCTAGAGAGTTAAACCTGCGAAAGAACCCACGCGGGTCATTGGGTGCTATTCGATTCCGTCTAGATAATCCAGACATGCCAAGTGCAATGCTTGACAGCCTTATCAATGTGTTTTTTGGTCAGCCTGTGCTTATTAACAATCTGCCTAGCAATTTACTAGGTGGCACATTTGACGGCTTTGTCGAAAATGTGGCTCTAAACGCCACACCTACATATGTGGACATAACTCTCTATGTCTCAGCTACAGACTTCTCACTCAGCACCACACAATGGGAAACAATATTGCCAGCCTCACTTATTTGGACTGGCGTAAATGCTACACTTACATGGACTAACGCGACTGGAGCACTAACCTAATGGCAACTACCACACCCAATTTCGGCTGGAGCGTTCCAACATCCAGCGACTTAGTAAAGAATGGCGCGACTGCCATCGAGACACTAGGCGATTCCATCGATGCCTCTCTGCTTGATCTTAAGGGTGGCACAACAGACCAAGTTCTCGCTAAGAATAGCAACACGGACATGGATTTTAAGTGGGTTGCTGCTGGGTCAGCTAGTGGCTTAACTTTAATTAGACGATCATCATTTACAAATGTTGCAGACACTGGCACAACATTCGATGGAGTGTTTACTAGCACTTATAAGAGCTATTTAATCGTTGTCGAAAGATTATTCTCTGTTTCAGCAGGTGGAGACGATGCTCAATTTATTCTTAGATACGCTGGCCCAACAAACCAAACTTCTCTTTATTATGGCATGAACCAAACTTGCGCTTTTAATGGCTCGGCTTTTACATTTACAAGCCTAAATAATGCTGCTGCTTTTACTTTTGCGAACTTTATTGGAGAAAGTGCAGATGTTATGGCTGCTACAATAACAATGAATGGCGTTGGCAATAGCAGTGAGCGGCCTCGTTATTACGGCCAAGGCACACAAGGAACAAGCGCGTTTGGTACAACTAATTTTGCTGGCTGGCAGAACGAAGCTCGTACTTATACAGGAATCGCTTTTAAATCATCATCCACAAACATCACAGGTGATGTTGCTATTTACGGATTGGCAGTCTAATGACAACACTTAACGAAGTTATTGAAGTTATCCGCGCAGAGAATCCAAATGGGATTCGTGTTGGTTCTGATGAAGTTGGTTATACCGATTTAACCGCTGCACAATATGAAGCACAGATCCAAGAATGGGCTATGGCTCGTTTAGCCAAGTTACAAAAAAATGTTGAACTGGAAGCGCAAGCTGCTCAAAAGACTGCATTGCTTGAGAAGTTAGGCATTACCGAGGATGAAGCGAAGCTATTACTTGGATGAAAGTAAAACTTTCTAAAGCTGCTATTCAATTAAGAGAGCAGATTGATGAGTCGTTCCCAGATCGTGACCGCACATCGGATGGTTGGATCGGTGATACCCGACACGCTGCTCGCAAGTCAGATCATAATCCAGATGAGCAAGGCTGGGTACGCGCCATTGATGTCGATCGTGACTTATTCAAGGGATCAAAGCCAGACATTATGGGCGATCTTGCAGATCAGCTTTGTGCCTTATCAAAGTCAAAAGCAGACACGCGTATTAGTTACATCATTTTCGATGGACGAATCTGCTCGAAGATCCTTAACTGGAAGTGGCGCAAGTACACAGGGGCTAACAAACACACTAAGCACATGCATGTTAGCTTTAAGAAAGAAGCTGACAATGATGGGGCTTTTTTTCAAGTATCTATGTTAGGTGGAGAATAATGAATGAACTAAAGACAGCAGCAGGCTCATGGGCTAGAGCATTCTTAGTAGCAGTAATCTCAATGGCAGCAGCTGGGGTCACAGATCCTAAGGCTCTCATTGCAGCAGGTGTTGCTTCAATCCTTCCACCTGTACTGCGCTACCTATCACCTAATGATCCTGCTATGGGAATCAAGAAGTGACACAGTCAGACTTCTTCACGCTTTACCTTGCCACCATCGCAGCACTCGGTGGCTTGTCTGGCTATGTAATTACACACCTGTTGTCTGAGATCAAAAGACTCAACACGCGTGTCGATGAGATCTATAACATACTTCTAGAGAGATAATTTTCTCATGGCAAGAAAGAAAGTAATCGATCTAGATACTTACAGCGCACTCGATGCCTGGGCTATAAGCTTGCAGGAGATGTATCGGGCATTACGCAGGGCAGGCTTTGATGTCGATTTAGCATTGGCAATAATCGTTGAGCCTATGTCGTATCCGCGCTGGATCTTGCCAAAGCCAGTTCAGCCAGACAGGTTAGGCGATTACGAAGATGAGGATGACGATTAAGCGAATCGTAGTCGTGTCCGATCTGCAGGTTCCTTACCATGATCGGGTAGCCACTCGTAACCTTGCTAGTTTCATCACAAAGTTTAAGCCAGACCAAGTAATAACCATTGGCGATGAGATCGATCTTCCCCAGATAAGCAAATGGGAAGAAGGTCGCATGGGCAGTTATGCCCAGACCCTTGACGATGATCGTAATGAAGCTGTGCAGTTACTCTGGGAATTAGGCGTTACAGATTGCATCCGCAGCAATCACACAGATCGCCTTTATAACATCATTATGGCTAAAGTGCCTGCATTCGGTGCATTGCCAGAGCTGCGCTTTGAGAAGTTTATGCGCTTTGATGAGTTAGGTATCACCTTCCATAAGAACCCGATGCCTATTGCACCTAACTGGATTGCAGTACATGGAGATCACACACCTATGAAGCCACAGGGCGGACTCTCAGCCCTTGAGGCAGCCCGTAGGCATGGTAAGAATGTAATCTCGGGTCATACCCACAGAGCAGGGCGTTCGGCCTTCTCAGAGGCTTCTGGAGGCCGTATAGGGCGTGTTCTACATGGTGTCGAAGTGGGGCATCTCATGGATTTCAAGCTTGCCCACTACACCAAGGGTGTTGCTAACTGGCAACAGGCATTCGCCATCATCTATGTCAATAAGGCTAAGGTGCAGGTTGATCTTATCCACATCGAAAAGGACGGCACATTTATTGTGGCTGGAAAGTCCTACGGCAGACCCAGATAATCGTTATCAATTCGTTACCAAAATGTACTTGATTCGTCTGCCATTCATGCAACACTAATCCTGTAGCCAATCAAGGGCATTGGCACAGATAGGTACGGAAATGACAACAAATTATCAAGCAAAGGGATACAACCTTTACCGGAAAGCAGCTAAGAATGTATTTACTCACGCTGTTGTTTTTATGAATTACGGATCAGCAGATCATCCAGAAGGCACTTTAGAGGCTTGCTTTAACACTACTTATGATGCTGCACTTAAAGACATAAAGTTAATTAATCGTCTATCACATCTGAAGTTCTTGGAAGTTGTAGAAGTTGAGGTCGCAGCATGAGCAACACAGACAAGCTGCTATTGATCTGCATTATTGGCATGATCATAGGATTCATCATAGTTATCATCGATGTGCAAAAGTCAGCTTATAAAAAGGGCGTACGCGATGGCTATCACCGAGGTCGCAGTATCAAGGGGCAGGAATGAAAGCTAATGAAATCCTCTTATCAGCAACAGACACGATCCGTGATCGTGGGCTATCGTATGGTCACCCTGCGGATAACCTGCAATACACCGCAATGCTCCTCAGTGCATACCTACAGACACCGATACATGACTATCAAGTCGCAGGAATCATGGTGCTCGTTAAACTTGCGAGGACTAATCAATCAGCCCAACACATCGACAACTGGGTCGATCTATGCAGCTATGGCGCACTCGCGGGGCAATTAGCCACAGAGGAGAATGATCTTTATGTTTAATTTAGCCGATTACGAACCAGTTGAGGTGAGACTTGAAAAGTTTATTAAGGATTATCCATCATTCCGCATTGCAACAGAGCTTGAAGTGGTCGAGGCATCTCGATACATTGTTAAGGCGTATCTATTTAAGGATGCTAGCGATGGCGTTGCGTGGGCAACGGGATACGCTGAGGAGACAGTTTCTAGTCGCGGTGTTAATCAGACTTCAGCACTGGAGAATTGCGAGACTTCGGCAATCGGCAGAGCACTTGCAAATGCAGGTTATGCGCCTAAAGGAAAGAGACCAAGCAGAGAAGAAATGACCAAGGTCGTTGCTACAAAAGTAGTAAAGCCAGCAGTCCAAGATGTCAAGCCAGATAATCAGGACTATTGGACTACACCTGTTAATGAGTACAGAGGCGTAGTCGATGCACCTGTAACACTTGAGAAGGCTATGGACAATGTAGCTGCAATCATGGGAACAGGTGAAGCAGTAGAAGCACCATCGTGCGAGCATGGCAGTCGCATCTGGCGTGAAGGTGAAAAGAATGGCAAGGCATGGGGCGGTTATTTCTGCTCTGTAGTTAATAATCAAGGTGGTTCGCCTAAGTGTCCTACGAATTGGTATCGCATGGGAAGCGATGGAAAATGGCGACCACAGGAAGTGAGAATTTAATGGGCAACATTGGAATTAAGATCAATGGTGAATGGGTAGATCTTATGTCTGCTTTCGTGCCATGTCAGTTATGCAATGAGCCAGTACAGATTAAGAACTTGGTTGATTTATCGCAAGATGCAGTTAATGGCACAGTCTCATGGCAATGCTTGAAATGCAGTGCAGTTAATGGATGACTCAGAGAAGCTGCTACTGTTCTTAGTACTGTTTCTATTTATTGGTGGCGTGGCTATGGGTTACATGACTGGACTTAACAATGGCTAAGTTTAACTTTGATGAGATTTATAGATCTCCAATAGATCGCCATGTGTACAGCTTTAGCGGTTATGCAGGTGTTGAGAACTGTTCAGACTGTGATGCGTTTACTCAGGTAAATGAATATGATCGTGTTCATGATGGTGCTGTTTTATTCTTCTGCAACAGATGTGAGAACAAGCATCACCTATGACCCAGCATAGGAAACACAGAGGTTTCCGCACAGAGCGTGTTGTCGCACAGTACCTATCGACTGTGTGGCAAGGCGCATGTGTGGGAAGGGGTAGTGGCAAGGATATTGTTAATGTGCCATTCGATGTTGAAGTCAAAGCTCGCGCTGGATTTCAACCGAAAGCATATTTAGCACAGCTGAAAAGCCGTACAGCCATTTCGGGGGAATTAGGCTTTGGGGTTATCAGACTCAATGGACAGGGTGAAGATGCGCGTGAGTATGCCGCGATCATTCGACTTGAGGATCTCTTGCCACTACTCATATTAAGATATGGTCACCTAGACAAAGAACCCACTGAGGCAGACATAGACCGATGCTCTGGATGTGGGTCATACATGATAAGGAAGTGCTTAACTTGCCAACCTACGATTACAAATGCAGCCGATGCAATCTCAATCAAGAGGTTAGTCATGGATGGCACAATCGACCAGTAGTGTTATGTAATTACTGTAATGAGCCAATGGTCAAGGTTATAGGGGCAGCAGCTACACACTTCAAGGGCAAGGGCTTCTATTCAACGGATAAATAGTTATCCACAGAAGTTATCCACAGGAGGTTATCTTGAAACGAAACACCGCTCTGAGCAGGACTTATATAAATGGATTTGACAGCGATGGTACGCTAACGGCGCAGAGCCTATCAAAGGCTCACCGCGAGCCCCTTAGGGGCGTAGCTCGCGGGGTGCTAGTAGCTATTGGGATAGCTCTATGCATCATGCCTAATGCAGGTGGATCTAAACCTATGCAATATGTTACTTATAAAGAATATGCATTACATTCATTAGGCTATAACTATAAAGAGTTTAAGTGTTTAGAAATACTCTATACAAAGGAAAGCAACTGGAGACCATTAGCTCGTAATGGATCACATTATGGTATTCCTCAAGGGCGCAGTGAGTATCTGTCTAGGGTAGATGGTTATAAGCAGATACAATGGGGATTGAAGTACATAGGGCATAGGTATGGAGAACCATGCATAGCCCTTGCACATTGGAAGGCTAAGGGATGGCATTAGAAGAAGCAGCTACTGTGGTGTGTAATAGATGTGAGACACGCATCGATGAACCAGAAGCTATGGAAGTACATGCATGGTGGTTATGTGGTAACTGTTATGATGAGATCTAATGGCTATTGATAAGCTAAACTCTCGTAGGTATAGAGAGCAGCGCGAACGCGTGTTCATGCGCGATGGTAGAGTCTGTCAATTATGTGGCACAGATGAAGGTGAGATGCACATCGACCACATAATCCCACGCAAGGCAGGTGGCGATCATAGCCTTGACAATCTAAGGGTGTTATGCAAGTCATGCAACCTGCGCAAGGGTGCGCTCAATGAGGGCGTTTTTTTAGCACAGACGGCTACCACCG